CCCTTTCTTATAATTATTTTTCTCTACTATTTTGCAATTAGAATTACCTTTTCTAACTATATAAAAATTAGCATCAGCCAATATTACAATAGCTTGTTCTTTCTTACTAACTGCCTTAGCAGAGTTCTCATCTTTTATAGCGTCTTCTGATATAATCTCAGGTTTTACTACTTGTTCTTTCTTTTTAGAACTATTTGATTTTCTAGCCATATTCTTTTCCTCCTCTGCTATTAAAATAGGGCATTCTTTGTATCCATCAGTATGCACAACCATCTTTCTTGTTTTACATAACCTCTGATATTTACAATATGTATGGGACTTAGAACAAGTTAAATACTGGTCTAAGCCCTCTTTTACATATTTAGAATATTGACAATAAGATTCCATTATTAAGCAGAAACTGTTACTATAATATTAGCATCAACTTCAGGTTTTTCTGTTATTGTTGCACTTATTGTTGCAGTTCCTTCTGCTTCTGCAGTTATTACATTTCCAGAAATAGAAACTTTTGTATCATCACTTGTTGCTAAAGTGATGTCACTTAGTGGTGCTATAAATGCAGCACTACCATCTCCTGGAATAGCGTATACAGTTAAAGTTTTAGTGTCTCCTGCTGCTAAAGCAAGGTCTCCACCTTCAAATGCTAAACCAATAACATTATCGTACCAGTTTGTATTAAATAGTCTTTCTATAATTGTTGCATAGATAGATTGTCCACCAGCACATCCACCTTCATTTACAGTTGTTGCTAATGCTCTAACTGTTAATGGAGTTTGAGAAACACCGTCTGCAGTCATACTTAAAGTAAATTGACCTGTCATAGATGCTTTTGGAACGATTACTTGAACTACACCTATTTGGTTAGTTGTAGAATCTGAGCTACATAATTGAGCCTCCATTACTAATCTGATGTTAGATGGTAACATGTCAGCATTGATTGTAATTTGTCTAGCTGCTGTCATATTAGTGAAGTATCTTACACAAACTGTTTCATTACTTTCAGCATCTCCAATATCAAAGTTATTACCATTGAATAATACTCTTTGAACGCTTCCATCAGCCTTAGTAACCCAACCATATATATTTTGAGTTGATAACTTTAATGGAGTTCCTTCTTGAACTGTTCCTTGTCCACCGGCTAAAGTTACGCTTTCCTCAACGAACATATTAGCTCCAGTTTCTGGAGTAGTACCAGTATTAAGTGCTAAGAATTCTAATGAGAATTGAGTTTCATTAATTGTAATATTCATTTCTGCTGTATGATAATAGATATATTGTAATTGGTTACCTCTACCACCACGAACATCAGTATTTGATAGTGTAGTTTCTATAGATGAATCTAAAAGTGTTTTACCAACGAAAAGTAATGAATCACTTGAATCATATCCATAAACATCAGCTACGCTTACTAAAAACTTCTTCATTTTATTTCCTCCTTCTTAATTTTTTTGTATAATAAAAGAGATGCATAGCATCCTCTTTATACCTTATTTATTATTGGGGTTGTTAATGCTGTCAATTTTGCTCTGCATTTCATCTTTATCAATTTTTGCATCGCTATATTTATCTTCTGTCGTTAAATCAACCATCCAATGTTTTAATGTGTTTTTATCTTTAAATTCAACAAAACCACTCATAGATGCACTCAAATAAATTTCATAATGCATTTTATGGTCTATTCTCTCTAAAATCTTTGAAAATTTTCTAATTGTTAAATTATAAACATCTTCTAATTTTAAACTTGAAGAAATAACCACGCAAAGCATTTGGTCTTCTAATGAACACATTTTATTTTGGTTCTGTTGCATTTTATATTCCTGTGCTTTCTTTAAAGCATCCCTGATTTCTTTTTTTATTGTTTCATCTATCTGCTCTATTTCATTTTGCACACAAATTATATTTTTTATTTTATCAAAATCATCAGAATTATATTCTACATCTTTTATTGAGAAAAAAGCCTTGTCCTCTTTTTTATAAAATTTTATATCTTCATCATTATCTATGTGTAATACTAATTTTAAAAGCATAAAACATAAATATAGAGCCGGAGAATTTTCTTCTTCTGCCAAATAAAATATATATCTCAAATAAGACATAGTTATAAATCT